TTTGTTCCAATGCTGTTAGCATATAGGAAATCCTGAATCAAGTTTGATCCAGCAAGGAAGCGAAGGTCTCCACGACGTTGCTTGTACTTACGTGGCATAGCCTTAAGTGCCTTGTTGAATACTTCACGTGATACTGCGGCTCCTGCTGCGTCTACGACACGGCCATTTGCCTTTGCCTTCTTTACAACGCCATCAAATGACTTGTAAAGAGCGTCTCCTGTTAGACCTGTGTCACCGTTAAGAATAACATCTTCGATGTCATTTCCTGCTTGTGTCGCCATCAAACGTGCAATGTGATCTTCTAGATCTGCACCTTCGATGTTATCTTCTAGAGACTCTGTTGAAAGCTCCCAGTCCATGCGTAGCTTCTTTGTTGTCAAAGAGATTTTTGAGAAAGTTACTGCTGAGTTAACAGCAGTATTGTCTGCCTCTGTCGCAAGCTTCATAAGCTTTTCGCCTACTGACATACGATCAATTTCTGCTGTATCTGACTTCATGCGAACTGTACGTGCGACCTTACCGATTACGGTTGCGTCGAACATATAATCTAAGAAGCGAGCAGATTGTTCTGGGTTTAGAAGTCCACCGTTGCCATTTTCAGACGCTACGTGTACTCCTGTTCCACCAGTTGCTGAACCGAATCCTGTTGATACCTGAGTACCAGCGTTTACGGCCTTTTCTAATGTTTCATTGCTCATTATTTTATACCTACCTTAGTTAAATATTTCGTTTACGGAACCGAGGAAAGAACCGTTCCATTTAGATTTTCTGATTGTTACCTCTTCTGATCGGCCAAGATCTGAAGACTTCTTAATTGCAGTCTCTGATTCTACTGCATCGACACGCTTTTGTACACCATCAATCGTGCTCTTGATATCATTTACAGTACTTGAAAGTACTTTGTGTTGTTCTGCCAACTCTGAAATTCTAGAATCTACGCTCTTGCTAAAAGATTCAACAGTCTCTTGGATTGTTGTTACTTGTGCTGCATTTGCTTCAGATGCCTTATTTAGAGTTTCTGAGAAAAAGCCTTTTAGATCGCCTAACATCTTCGCAAAATCAGGTTCATCAACCTTATCTTCTGATACTTCGGCTGCTTTTTCCAGAGTTTCGGCAGGAACGTCTTCTGCTGCTGCTTCTGCAGGAGCGTCAACTGGAGCTGCATCTTCTGCAACTACTGCTGTATCTTCAACGGCTGCTTCTGGAGCTGCATCAACTGCAACATCTTCTACAACTACGTTTTCTGTATTGTCTGACATTTCATTACCTCCTTCTGCGTTTGCCTGTTTTGCAATTGTTTGTGTATCAGGCAACGTAAATCTTGAATGCTTGTACGCATCAAGAATCTTATCAATCTCTTTTGCTTTATTAACATCTGAGCTCTCAACCCAACCAATTAGTTGTGCTGGCTTACCAGAAACTGGTGAGTCATATGTTTTCTCTGTTGAGATAAAAACAGAGTTACTGTCTTCACAGTAAAAAATATTTTCTGTTACTACTTCGGTTGCAATTCCCTTAAATATCAATTGGCCATTTACCTTTTGAATAGATAGAACATTGCAAAGTTCATTTGCTGGAGAATCTACAATTGATAGTTCAATCAAATCGTAGTCCTTAATAAATCTTACTGTCTTACCGCTTGCCTTATTAACTTCGTTATCTGACTCATTAATCTTTCCGCCGATTGAAAATCCAGATAGGGTTCCGTCTAGAACTTTTTCCCAGGTATCCTGTGCACCCTTTGAAATGTATGCTGTTACATATACTCCATTATAAAATTCTTTAGTTGCTGGGTCATAAAAAGTTTCTGGCTTAAATGAAACCATTTTGCCAACTGCAAGAGATCCGTGCATTTCACGAATGTTTCCACGGAAACTTTCAAATGCTTTAATACTTGCTTCTGCGGTTACAACATCATTTGTTTGATCAATATTGTCTAGGGTAGCAAAACCAGATACTGTTCTCTTTTCACGGTTAACTTTAGTGAAAGGTACAGACAAGTTAATGTCGTTGCCATGGCTAGTCCATAAAGACTTTTCAATATTCATATGCTTAATTTTAGCGACTTATAGATAAAAAGGCAAATAACAGTTGAGCAGGGTTAGTCAACTTGTCTTCCATCGCCTTTGGCATTTCGTCCTTCTCCAGATTTATCTGGTGAGGTTGCCTCTCGGTTTTGGGATCTTTGTCTTGTATTTCCAGCCTGGGCACTTTGCTCTGCTGCATCCTGTGCCTTTAAATCAACTACTTCGTCTCCGCCGTCTAGAGGAATCATACCCTTTCTAATTCTAACTTCATTAGGGGTAATTACCTGCATTCTTAAATATCTTTCGTCGATTTTAGATTGAGTATCTTCGTCGGTAAGAGTTAATTCATTAAATTTAAGGGTTAATGCATCTGTCTTTTCCTCAAATATTTTATTTAATTTTTTCTCTAAAATCATTTGTGCTGGACGGCAAACCTGCTCTTTAAATGTTTTATCGGCATCTCGTGCTACGGCTAAATTAACTCCTTCGGGGGTTCCAATTTTATTAATTGGGACACGGTGGGCCAGAAGTATTTCATCTCTATTAGATTTGCGATAAATATTAAATGAAGATTCCTGTGGATTTGCCTCAACTGGCTCCATTTTAAATTCGGTTTTTGAGTCTGGGGTGTCTCCTGGAAGTGGGATATAAAGTGATCTGTGGTTCTTTCCCTTTAGTCCAACCTGGAAAAACTCAAGCAATTTTCTTTCTGATTCTGGAGAAAGCTTTGCGCCTTTTACTGTAATAATATATCTTGGAACCGCTTTGTTTTCAAAGTAATCAAGGTTATATCTTCCAGACAACTCGTTACCTGCAAGTGAGACCTGGGCTGCAATAATATCTGCAACTCCATAATAGTTGTTCATTGGGGTATACTTTTTTATATGAATGATTTCATTTGGGCGGTCTTCTTGACCAGCAATTGGATTCTCTGTTTCTGTGTCCCCAAAGTTGTTGAAGTAAACAGCCTTGCCGTATAGAAGCTGAATAAAGCCATCTCTGAGTCTACGCACACGCATTGTCTTTGCTGGGATGTGACCGATGTATCCAATGTTTCCATTTGTGGTTCTACCAATTTCAATGTATCCATTGCCTGTTGCTTCGTAATCTGTAAAAACTTTAATTAATGTCTGGGTAAAAGTATCTTCGTCATTTGTAGTGTCAAGCCAAGTATGCAAATCTTGTCTTAATTTGCTTAGCTTTCTACGGGCTCTTTCAAGGGATTTTTCGTCCGTAAGTGAATCAATGGCATCGTTTGTTTTCTTTGTCTCTATAAAATCATAGCCTAGCCCAACAATGTTTGCTACCTTAGCATTAATTGCAGCATAGTTATATGTTGAAATCTCATATACCTTTGAAAGGTACTCTAGGTTGTATGGTGGTTCTACTAGGTCAAACATAGCATAGCCAGTAATTGCTTGTGCTAATAAATTTTGCTGTGTGCCCGTCTCTTCTCTACCAGAAAATGATTTAGAAAACTCTCTGCTAATCTTGCGCTTAAAGGCTGGTCCTAGGCCTCTTACCTTTTTAAGATCTTCTAGGCCCGCTGCAAATGGGTCGTTGCTGACTTCGTCTTTTTTTAAAGAAAACCAATCCGCATTGTTTGAAATATTAATTATGTTTTCTGAGTTATCCTCATTAAGAAATTCTACGCTCATTTTATCCCCCGCAATTTTTTCATTTCGTCTTTATAGCTTCCAATATCTAGTGGGTCTGGCACTAGTCCCCAGTCGAGTCTTTGCTTTTGGTGTTGGAATTCCTCATCGTCAATCTTCCTTCTTCCAGAAAGAAATTTAGGCCCGCCTTCGTATATACCGAATGAGCGAACTTCTCTAGCCAAAGCATCGACCTTGGATCTATTTCCTTTTTTTGACGTGATCGAAAGAAAGTTGCCATTGTCGTCTCCAATCCATCTGCCATCGGGCATTTCCCAAACATATATCCCAAGAGTTGTTTCTTCTTCAAGGACTTTGCTGTTAATGCGGTTAATATCCATAGTAATTTATTTTACCATTACTTCCTGCTAAAGTCCAGCTTTTGTCAACCAATAAGACAAATTATTTGTTTTGAAGTACAATCCAGTCATTGTCATAGAACTCTACAGAGTTTTCTGTCAATGTTATGGACGAATCATCTGCCACTGTGGCGGATCTTCCTATGTGCATGTTGTAGTGAGATAACGCAGTAGGGGCTGTAAATGGGGTTGGGTAATAAGCGATGTATTGATATAGACTAGAAGGGCCACCTGTTGCTGCATGATTAAATAGTATCTGACCTGTAATTGGTCCGCTTGTTACAATTACAACATGATAAAGCTCATTTGCTGTAAATACAGAATTTACATTTGTCTGAGATGTTCTGTCTATCCCATTGACATAAATAGCAGATATATTAGATTTAGTAATAGTTCCATTAGCAGCCCAAGAGTATCCTGCCGATACAAAATCCCCGCTTGCTGTGCTTGATATAATAGAGTTTGCTGTAAGGTCTGACAGGGTTAAAAATAGCTCTATTGTTTTTATTGATTCTGCCGTGTTAATTTTAAATCCTGCTCCGTCTGCCGTTGTGACTCCATTTAGCTTTTGGCGGGATAAAATGGGGTACTTAATTCTTCCTAGAGTTATATCCTTTGAAGCAAATCCAGGGGTGCTTTCTATTGTATAAATATAGTCAGGGTTGCTTATTGAATAAAGTATTTGATCTTTATAAAAGCATAGAAGTAGATTATAAAGTCTTGGAATAAATTTGGATGTGTCTGAGGATGTAAATGTTATCTCAAGATAAAGGGTTCTTTCAGAACTAAATGATCCTAATTTAAATTGAGGAATTGATCTTCCATTAGCACATGCTTGCCATGTTGTTCCATCGGTAGAGGTTCTTACAGAGACCCCATTATCGCCGCTCCATTCTATCTTAGAGGAGTCTAGATCAAATCCTGCAGGAATTGCTATGGCATCTACTACAACCACGCTCTTAGAGGCTGCAGAGGCCGTTTTATTAATTTCAAGGCATTTCTCTTCTAGATTGTAAGTTAAATCTTCTGAAGCAAAAATCTCTAGCGGTTTGTTGGCGGGATAGGCAAAATTAAATTGCTTGCTTACGCTATCATCATATATTTCAAATAAGGTGCCATTATCTGGGTAAGAAACTTGAAGCGGTGAAGTAGTGCCAGAATAGTTATAATGTTCTAAAATTTTATCTAGGCCCAAAGCATACCTATATACTGCTGGGGCATCTACAATAAATGAATCGGATGCATTTCCCGTTGGGCCTAATTTTAATGTAATTGTTGGGCTAGTAAACTTGTAATTAGTTAAAGATTTGCTTGCTGCAAATTTGCCGTCTACATATAAAGACATTTCTGTAATAGAGTATGTAGCTACAATATGATGAGATTGACTAATATTAGGTAAAGTGTAATCAAGTCTTTCCGCCTCCAGTTTAAATACAATATTTCCTTTTTCATAAAAAATACCTACATTGTTTGTTGAGTCGGCAAATATGGTTGTTAGGCCAGTTGTTGTAATTTTAGGATAAATCCATGTTTCTAATGAGAATGCATTATCTGAAGAGTTGCTATCTGCAAATCCACCATCGGCGGTAGATCCGTAATAGTCTTTAGTTACTGGCAGCGTAATGTACTTTGTGTTTGTTATCAATGACCCATTTGCCCCGCCCGAAACAAGTGGAATTAGCCCTGTAGAAATTGTCCCAGTATAAGTTCCAGAATTACCACATCCAGAAACGTCGGTTGCGGTGGTGCCAGACAACTCATCTAGAGGCCAGAAGCCAATCGGGGAATCATTCATTACTTTAAGTTGGTAGCTCATCTTATTATTATATACCAATCCTTATTAGGGTTACTTTTTAAAGAAAAATATTGCAACCATATATTTCGTGCCTTCTGTTGTTGGCTTTGGCTCATGTAAAACTCCGTGTGATTTAAACACTAATGCGCTGCTTGCCTTTGGCTTTACAGATATATCGTCATTTGGAAAATTTAGATCTCCACCAACGTAGTCATCATTTATATAAAAAACAATTGAGACTGTGCCTATTAAATCTTTTGGGCTATAGTCTGGATCGTAATCTGTGTGCGGACCCATTTCTGTTAAGTTGTCATACTTATATATTTTACAATGTGTTGGAAGATCGCCGAGATCTATGCCGTGGGACAAAGCATATTCTTCTCCTATTTGAATTGCTCTATAATGGATTATACTGGCAATTTTAGAGTTATGTCTGTCTCTAGGGTTATTGTTTAAAACATTTTTATAATTTATTGTTTTTTGATAACCGTACTGCACACTTTTGCAAGAAGAAAGCCATGGCTCCCATTTAGTTATTTGAGACCCAACATCTTGAAATTGGTCCATCCATTCAATTTCTTTTATCATGGATTCTGTATCATCAAAAACCTCAGTGTAGTAATGTATATCCTTGTTAATAATTTCTTTATGCATCGTACTTACCCTTATGTGTTGGAGGAGTTCCTTTTTTCTTAAGCTCGTTCCATTCTTCGTAAGTTTTTTCTTGTTCCGCTCTTGTCTCTTTAAGCTCTGCTTCCCATTCAGCAATTTGTTCTGGTGTGTAAACAGCGTCGGCATTATCCCAGAAAGACCCAACTGTATATCTTTCTGCTTTTTGAACCATAGTAACTTCGTGCTCATTACCGTGCCCACCTTTAAAGAAAGCTAATCTTCCAGGCTTTGGCTTTATTGCAATATCATGATGTTTGAAGTTTAAAACTCCTCCATCAAAATTATCATTTAAGTAAAGAAACCCAGCGTACTTGCTTTTATAGAATGCAGAGGGGGAACCATCTTCATGAGTATTGTCTGAATGAAATCCAGCGAATGCGCCAACTACCCATTTTTGTGCATGGTAGCTAACCTCTGATAGCTCTCTATCAAAACACATCTCTCCTGCCTTTTTTACTTTTTCTTTTAAAATAGAAAAGTAATCTTTAGGCAATCCAAACACTAAAAGGTTTTCGTCCCATGGCCAGTAGCCCATTGCCAAAGAACCATAAAAAGATATTTGATTCCACTTTAAATGTCCTGCATCTGTAATTGCATCAAAATAAGCAATTATTTTTTGACATTCTTCTTCTGTAATTAAATTATCAACAACAAAAACATCATCTTTAAGGGATATAATTTCCATTAGCACACCGTCTTATCTTTATCTTCTAAACTATCCAAATAGTCTATGTGGTCTTGTATTTCTTTTTCAGTTGGAACCTTTTCTTTTCCGTTTTCAAATACCAAGTTGCCTCCGTATACATCAAGGCTTATTCTTCTTTTTTCCATCTCTGCCCATTTTGTTGCACCATACTTCAATTGGTTTGCAAGCCACTCTTCTGACCCTGCATATGGATAAAACATAAAGTTTCTTATTAAATACTTATTGCCTTTTGTTGCAGTCTTAACTCCATGATAGTATCCTTCGCCAGAAGGGAAAACCATAATATCTCCAGCCTCTGGCTTATATGCAGGAACAAATTCTCCGTTTACATAAAACTCTATTTCTCCACCTTCGTAATCATCGTTAATGTAAACTGTGCATGTAATATAAAACTTATCTCCTGGAGCATCCTTATCTGTTTGCTTAAAATCAGTATGATACTGCATGGTTAAATTATTTTTTAAAGAATCAACGTTAGTAAAATATTTACAGAATGAGGATGATCCTAGCTGACAATCTTTGGGAAGCTCTACATTATACTTTTTAATATAGTCATCAATGGCAACATTATATGCGTCCCAAACCTTTTCGGCAGCCCAGTACTCTTTGTCGAAGGTTTTATTTTTACCAAGTAGGCTTTCTACTGCACCCTTAAACTTTGTTGATGAGTAAGTTCCAAACTTGCTCCATTTTGTCCACGGAACAAAGTAGTGCTCGTCCGACTCATTTTCAATGCTCTCGGTTGACTTTACAACATCAAAAATTTCTTTATGATCTGGGAGCAAGCCCTTGTAGATTTCAATTCTAGGATAGAGTGTTTTTGATGTGAAATCAGCCATTTGTTTTTTCTCCTAATTTAGTTATAGTCCAGAACCATGGTGAGGTGTATCTGGTGCCTTGTGTAATTACGTCTACTCCGTGTATATAGTTTAAATCTCCTGGAAAAAAATATGCAGCTCTAGCTTTTGGCTTAAAGGCAATTTCTTGTTTTGGAAAATGAAGTCTTCCACCCTCATAGTCTTCATTTAAATAAATTACTGTTCCAATGTCGTACCACGGGAAATTGTTTGCGGTGCCCTTGTCTGGACCTTCGTGCAACTCTTTGTCTGCATGTGGCCACTGCATAGAACCAACTGGCCATCTTACTAAACAAGGCCCTGTTGGGTTTACCTCTACATTAAAGTGCTTTTCAATAATAAGTCTTAGTCTTTGAATTATTGTATTTAGCATTACCGAAACATTAGGGTCTGATTCATCTAGGGATTTTTTTGTTGCAACACGATCTGCCCATACATTGTGTTGATAAATTATAGTTCCATTTTCATTACGTACGTCTTGCCCTTGATCCCATACTTGATTACCCTTAATAAAATTAAGAAGGTATTCATTTTCTTCTTCAGTTAACAAATTTTCAATTTCAACAATGTTTTCTGGGCCGTTGCCAAAGTATCCTGAAGGAGTAATAGATGTTCTGTGCTTTCTAATATCCGATGAGTTCTCTACCGTGTTATCCATTTAGTTTCTTTTCCTATTCATATTTTTTAGGTACCCAAGTTCTTTTTTTATAAACGCCAGTGTCTGCTCTATAAATAGCTACGTGATCGTCATGCTTTTTTTGCATTTCTTGATAGGTATACAAATTAAACTCTGATACCCATTCTTCTCTTTTGATCGGAATAATTTGTGCGTAAGGGGTTCCTTTTGGAATTATTCCTGTAAATCCGTCTCTAATAAAAAAGGGCATCAGTCCTGGTGCTCCGTACTTGTCACTATCAATTATACCGCCTACTGTTAAAAAAGGCAGGCCGAAGTTATTGATTGGCTGAACTACTAAAGCGCTGTATCCATCTGGAAGCGTAAACCCCCAGTTTGGATACCAATGGTAAACAAATTTATAATACCCTTCAGGATAATAGAACTCTCCCATATGCGAACGTATTGCAACAAAATCATCATATCCTGGCTCTGCTTTTATTAATGGATATCCGCTTTGCATAAAAACATTAATGTCGCATGGTGTTGTAAATGTATATCCTGTTGTAAAAATATCATGAAGAGCTGGACAAGATTTAAATCCTGGGCCCTTTTTATTATCTGGTGGCCCGACTACATCGTTTCCCTCAAAATCTTTCCAATATTTGCTGGCATTTTTAAACCATGCTGGCATTGTATTTTTTGAAGGACTTGGTGCAAGTTCGTCGTTGTTATAGTGCCTATTTGAATTAAAAACAATTTTCATTTGTGCTTACTAACCTTCAGCTTAATTGATTTTACTTCGTGGGACCCAAGCTTATTACCTAGATAATCTGTAGCATCCCTATAGTAATCCGTCCAAATTTGTTTTTCTGCCGCCTCTTTAGCTGCAGCAACTGCTCCTTCATAAGTTGGGATATTCTCAAGGTGTGGCTGTGGCATGTGCCTTATATCCTTTACCTCAAGAGTAGAATTGTTTAGCTCTGTTAAAGATATTGGTAAAATTGCAATTACTGGCTGTCCAGCTTTGATTGTAATTGGAACGTAGGGCTTTGTAATCTTCCATGCAACTGGCAATGGGCTGCCAAAAAAGGATGTTGTTAATAAACTTGTTACGGCCTGAGCTCCATCAACGAACATATTTGGAACTGGAAAAGATAGCAAAGTATAGTTACTGTCTGTTTCAAAAGTTAAATTTGTTTTAAAGTTAATTGTTGAGTGACCTCTACCAGTCTCGCAGTACTTTTGTCCCTGCAAAACCTGAACGTTATGTGGATAAGTACTTGTTACTCCATCCCACATAAAGGTTATATCTTCTGGAAATGATATACCCCAGCCTAATTGATTTGCTAGCGTTAATGGAAAGCATCTGTATGCATGATTGTGCTCTGTTTCATCCATCCAGTCTCTTTTTGCAGAAAGAGGCTCAATGTTAGCAGTGTCTTGAAAATTATCATATGCTGTTATTCTAATCAATTAGCTCTCCCTTTGTTCTGCTGGGATAAATTTTTTCCCTTCAGTGAAATGATTATATTCATAGCTTGCTTCTATTTCTCTATAGAGAGGTGTATGTGGAGCTTCTTGATAATCTAGCATAGTTACAATAGCATATTTAGTTCCAGATCGGACTGGCATTGCTGCGTGAGAATAGATATAAGAAGATGGGAATAGGTATAAGTCTCCAGCTTTTGGCTTAATCTTAAGACCTAATTTATCAAAAAATAACTCTCCGCCTTCATAATCGTCATTAATATATCCTACTGATGAAAGCACACATACATACGAGTACCCGTGATCTGAGTGCACATTAAAATGTTGATTTTTTGCATACTTAATAAAGTTAAAAGATTCCCAGTAATTTAATGGAGGTAGCTGGAACATATTCATATAATCTGCTACAGCGCTAAGCTGGACTCCTTTTGAGTCTCTCCATATTTGTCTTAGCTCTATTTCATCTTCCGTAAGATTTTCTTCTTGAACGTGGTTACCATTTCCATACATTAAGGATCCGCCATCGTTTTCTTTAATCTTAAAATCCCAAGCATCCCTGTAGTCTGTATTTAGTGTATCAAAACCTGTTTGAGCTAAATTCCAGTGCTTCTTGTTTTCCTGTTTTTCTAAAACCTTTTCTAATCTTTCTGCCAGATTGTATTCTTTTTTAAAAACGTCTCTGTATACAATAATTCCTGGGTAGATCGTTTCTCCATTTGGAAGCATATTATTTTTTCCCCTTGTGTTTGTTATCTATCATTCTATCATATTCTTCAGTATGGGCGTCGTCGTTGTAGTCTAGCATGGTAACAAAAGAATATTTAACACCAGTTTCAACTGGCAGTGCTACGTGAGAATATATAAAGGATGATGGAAATATAACAAGGTCTCCTAGTTCTGGGGTTATATGTAAATTAAATTTAGGGAAATATAGCCCTCCCCCAGTATATCCATCATTTGGATATCCAACTAGAGAGACAGCGCATTTATATGACCAACCGTCATCTGCATGTTCTTGAAAAAATTGATTTGGGTAATACTTAACAATATTTGTCCATTCCCAGAAATCCATTTTAATTGAATACATATTGCAAAAATCTTGAACTGCATCTTTTTGACAGTCATAAATATCTTTATAAAGTGGGTGGGATTTGCCTAAAGCCGATAACTTAAAATCCCAGGCATCTCTATAAGTTAAATCTATTTCTTCTAAGCAAACACTTGCGCCATTCCAGTCAGCTTGCTTGCTAGATACGCATTCCTCAATCCTATTAATTAGATCAAGTTCTTTTGGAAAAGAATTAGGATATACCCATATTCCAGGATACAGTTGTTTTTTGTTGTATATCATTATTAAAGAATAGCATTTTTATGCAATATAGTCAAGGATTATATATCCTGAAATTCTGTATTTGCCTCTTCTTGATCATGATGATCATCTTCAACTTGAATAAATTCAGTAGATGTTTCGCATCCATTGTAGGCAAGCATTGATCCAGCTACAAGAAGTCCCCAAGGCTCTCTATAGAATAGGAAGACATCTAGATCTTCTTCAATTATATTTAGTGAATCTATAACAATTGGACTAGAGGGATCATCGTAATTATAAATCTCGTCGCCAACCTCTAAATCAGTTACTTCTGGGAACATGTATTCGCTGCCTCTTTTTACTAGAGGCTGCTCTACTAAAGATAGGTCGTGTTTAGGATTGTTGTTAATTCTCATAAATGAGGATTTTGTTTGTTTAAAAATATTTGTAACCTTAGACTCTAGGGTAGATGGGTTAACCATAGATAGGTCTCTCCATCCAGCAACCTTGATAATACATTCTGTTGTTATGTGGCCTTGAGAACAATTAGAGTCATGCTTAGGTAGGTTATCAAAAGAAGCAGTTAAAAGATAATCATCAACTTTAATATCTTTTGCTTTCTTATAACCGTCTGTAGTTAGCACTTCAGTATCTGCTGGAATACAAAACCCTGGAGGACCAAAGAATCTTGGTGGGCCAAAGAACCCTGGAGGGGCAAAGAATCTTGGTGGTGCAAAGAACCCTGGAGGCGAGAAGAATCTTGGTGGTGAAAAGAACCCTGGAGGCGAGAAGAATGCTGGAGGGGCAAAGAATCTTGGTGGTGCAAAGAACCCTGGAGGGGTAAAAAAGTTAGGTGGCGCAAAGAACTGCGGTGGCGCAAAGAACTGCGGTGGGGCAAAAAACTGAGGTGGTGCAAAGAATAGTGGTGGAACGAAGAAGTTTGGTGGTGCAAAGAACTGAGGTGGCGCAAAGAAGTTAGGTGGCGCAAAAAAATTAGGTGGTGCAAAAAAGTTAGGTGGTGCAAAAAAGTTAGGTGGTGAAAAGAATGCTGGAGGTGAGAAGAATGTTGTAACTTCACCAGTGGCTTGACCAAGAGATGTTCCATTTGCATTTACTGCTTTTACTGTATAAATTTGGGCGCTTGCCATTGTTTCTCTAATTCCCAAAGATGTTGCTGGATAATTAACTTCGTATGGAGATGCTAAGCCGCCTGGCTGTACTGCTGTATCTGAAGAAGTAATAACATACTTTGATATAGCCTTACCTCCATCTGCTGGGTGTCCCCAAGAAACAATATCCTGTCCACGCTGTCCTGGAGTAGTAGTCTGATTTCCATCTGTGCTATGTCCTGGTCCAGTAGTTGTAGATGTTGCTGTTACTGTTCTTGGTGACTGTGGAACTGTTGTAACTAAAAGTGGGGCGGTTGCAGTGGACTCCTGAGAAGTTCCATTTACATTTGTTGCATTTACTGTTACAAAGCCAGTCAGTCCTGAAGGTATTCCACTAATAACAATTGGAGATGTTGCTGCAAAATCTGTGTAAGTGGTTGATCCTGTATTTGGAGTAAACTTTGCGGTATAGTTTATAATAGGTAATTGACCTGATGGGTATTCAAAAGTAATACTTATAGCACCATTGTTATATGGTCTATCTGTTCCTACATCTGTAGCAACTACATTAATTGGTGGTACTGGATATTCAAAATCTCCAGAGAGTTGCGCTTTTCTACCCGTCTTTTTTCCCATTTTTTAAATACCCTTCTTACGCTGTTAAATCTCCAAATAAAAGCCAAGTGTTGGCATCTCGTTTTAATATTGTTGCAATTGACCATTGGAATCTTAATTTTTGTCCTGGAGTAAAGTTTAATACAACTCCTGCGCCTGCCTGAATTGTAGTTTGTCCTGCTCCTGTTTGCAAAATATCGATAGTGGTTCCTACAGGAAAATTGAGAATGGTGTCCGCTGGAATTGTTACTGTATTTGCAACAGTCATTCTCATATCAATAATAGTATCTCTTTCATTTAAATTACTTAGTGTGTAATTAAAGAATTTAGTAGATATAGGTGTTATAGATGGGATACCTTGTTTTGACTGTACCCCATCTATAAACTGAATGTTACCTAATGTGCTGTCAAGTGTTCCACTTAACTTTACTACTCCAGAAAATGTTGTTATTCCAGAAAGACCGCAGTTATCAGAAACTGATAATGACTTAACCTGCAAATCTGTTTCGTAAGGAAATTTTCCTTTAGTAATAGACATTGTTTTGTATTCCTATGCCTGAGCCTCTGTCCAGGATAGTCTTGAGTACAC